GTTTCTTAAGAAAATAAGGATTGCTTGTCTATCCTCCAATGTTAAGTCCTCAACGGCTATCTCTTTTGTTAGAATTTTCCTTTTAAGGAGTTCATCAATTACATTACCACTCGCAACTAAGTTGGGTGAAGTTAGAATATTCTCATCTGATGCCGTTAAGTATGCAACTTTAACCGCCTTAGTTTTATTTGGGTAAAGAATACCCCTACTTGGTAGTTCTACTACATCATATTGTATTGTTGGATCTATCATACTTTTTACTATAACATTTAAATTTAAAGAAATACCATTGGAAAGTAAAGGTTATTTCATAAAAAAAGGGACCACAAGGGTCCCCTATAAATACTAGACAGATTTTTTTATTAGTAAACTTGGATACATCTATCCATTCTCAATGAACAGTCAATAGTTGCCAAGGCATCGTTGTTGTAATCTAATTCGTTGAAGTTCAAATCAGTGATAAATGTTCCTTGTAGGATCCATTTTTCAACTACAACACCTGTTGGGTCTAACATCTCTAATTCGATATCTTTTTTATATCCCGCGGCGTAACCCATTCTACCTGTTACGGATTCTGCGTGTAATCTGAACCACTCCATCAACGCTTGTGATGCAGAAGGTCCAATTGGATCTTTGAATTTAACTCTTAGTTCATTCCATGTGAATCTACCAGCAACATAAGTTGAAGTGTTCAAGAAAGGAATTTCAACACTGTTAATCTTCGCGCTAGGTCTAGCGGCCGATGTAACATACCACTCATTGATTCCCAATGAAGAAGGGAATCTAACAATGAATCGGTTAACTCTTTTCGGTTCGTAAGGAACCGGCATTTTCATTAATAAATCTGCCATGTCTGTATATTTGTTATCTCAGTTATTCTTTATTATAAATATATCTCTTTGAGAAATATTTTTTTATTTGTTTGGAAACTCGCTTGACATTGTCAAAAAATTTCCGTAAGTTTTATTTACCCAGTAAATACTAGAATAAATAATATTAGAAATTAATAATCTAGTATAAAATAACCAGTATAATACTGGGTGTCATCTCAATTTTTACTTTTGGATTGGGGGAGTCGTGAGACTCCCCTTTTCCTTTTTATCATCTATTAGATATTCTCAAATGATGCTCCTGTTGGAGTAATTAAGAATTCAACATCAATGAATTCCAATGCTCTTGTTGGTTTGATGTAAATCTTACCTCTTAAAGTATTTGCATCGATATCCTCTGGATCATTAGATACCGTTACACGGAACTCATATAAACCTCTTTCTTTCTTGATTGATTCCAAAATAGGATTAACCAATCTTAAGAATTCATTTCTTACTTGCTCGTCATTTTGTTCAAATAACAATCTCACGGCAACTGCCGAAATAAGTTTTCTTGCTCTTAACAACAATCTTCTTACGTTAATTCTATCAAGTGCGGATTCTCTAACCTGTAAGGTCTTGTTACCCCAAATGATTGTACCCGTATCAGAGAATGTTGCGATTGGGTTAATTCTTGCTTTGTATAAATCATCTCTGTTATCCAAAGTAAGTTTTTTCTTCGCTTTAATTGCGTTTACTAAACCTCTTTGGTATCCTGCTACTGCGAACCAAGGATATGATACATTATCGGTCAACGCAATATTCTTAACAACCTCACCTGTTGGTGGAATGTATAATTGAGTTGCGTTATCCCCATCTCTTACTTGGATCCATGGCCAATATGTTGCGGTATAGTTGGTATCCAAATCTACAGTATCCAATTGGTCAATGATTTCATCAACATTGTCAGTGTTAGGTGCGTTTACAATATAAAGTGAATCCGCTCTATCACCCTCAATCATATCGATTGTTTGATTTACCAAAGAACTGTGATTGTAGAAATCAAGACCTGGAGTTGCGAAAATGTTAATATCAACCGACTCAGGATTAGAGAATGTCTCAATTGCCTGTAAGAACGCGTAGTAGTCAGAATTTCCAACTGAAGTACTGAATACCCCACCATTAGTGGTTGTACCACTCACATATGTATTCTTACCGAAGATATAACCATCTCCATTCGTTCTGGTTCCTCTATAAATGTCCCATCCGTCAAAACCACCACATACTGCGAATGTGAATTTTCTGAATGATTTACTATCTAATTTTCCTTTATCATTTCCTTCCAAATCATAAGGTGTTGTTTTAAACCCTAATGAAGATGCATTTGATGATAAGTGGAATCCGTGTGATGCAACATTTGCACTCACCCCTTTAAATTGGAATAAGTCAGAATCGAAACCAATTTGAGATGAAAGACCTAAAGAAACCTTTCTAACTTTATCTCCATTGGTTAATTCAGGATTTCCTAATGAGTCAAAGGCAATAGTATCACCCGCATCAAAATATTGGGTTTTATATAGAACATTACCAATTTTAGAACCGACACCTAAACTATCGGCAGTAAAACCTTTGAATCCCGCAGGAAATGCATCGATTGGGTGTTCTTCAGCCATGTTCAACATAACATATTTAGAACGTAACTCATATTCACCGTCTGAAGTACCGATTTTTCTTGCGATATAACCAGGTAGGTCAGGGTTCATAGAACATCTAGAGAATTTCTCTAAAACAACAACATTATCGTCTGAATCATTAAAGTCTCTAACGATCACATCAAATTCACCCGTTTCAATGTCAATGTTTTGAATCATTAACTTAACCTGTGTGTTTGCGGCATTACCATCAGAGATACTAATAACACTAAATAAGTCTGAAACTGCACCACCTCTCACTTCAGATACAACCGTTGGAGATGCTGGGGTTTCCCACTGACTTAAGAAGTCGTTTGAAACATTATGATATACAAGATCAGTACTTAAACCTCTAACTAAACCTAAAGAATATAAAGATTTTAATAAGTTAGGGTACTCCTCAAATACGTAGACAGGGAAATCGGATCTTTTCTTATCGAAAACATCCCCACCCAATACCTTGGTGATGTACTTTGTGGATGTCATATCCATTGTACATGTAAATGATTTAACACCACTAGTTGATCCATTTGCACTTATTACAAATTCACCCATTGGGTTAGAAGCGATAGTAGAAGAAGAAAGGGTTAAATCACCATTATTAGTTATTTCTAAATCTAAGGTCTCACCACTATACGCACCTCTAGATCTTAGGGCCGCGATAACAATACCATCGTAATCCTCATTCACTTCGGCAACGTACTCAAATTGAGTGATTGTCCAACCTGTGGAGGTTCCGTCGTAAACGAACAGATATGAATAGACACCGTCGATTACACCCAACCCATTTTCTTTAAAGTAGAAATTGTACCAATTATTCTCCACATTGGAACCAATAGGACCTGTTTCTTCTAAAGAATCATTTAAAGGTGCTGTAGTGTTAGGGTCAACGTAACCAATTGTAAACCACGTTCCATCTTGTACCGTGATTGAATTGATATAGTCAGGAACTGAATTACCGTCAGTTGCGGTTTTATTATTTAAATCACCAATGAATGATGATGTTGAGATGTTAGTAGTCGCACCGGTTAACGTTTCAGTGATACCTGTAACCAAATTAGTGGTATCTACAGTGATACCCCCCAAAGTCTTTATTGCGAAAGTCTTTAAAGGCTTGTATCCTGTTAAACCTAAAACTCTCGTCACAAAAAGTTGATTTGATTCTTGTAAGTATGATTTTGCCACGTAACCTAACTCATACTTAGGATTACCATCCGAGTATTTCGCAGGTGAAGTAGGACCAAAATATGTTTTGAACTCATCAAAATTTCTTATTAAAATAGGTTCGAATGCGGGACCTTGAATAGTCTCACCCGCCAAACCTAGTGTAGTTACACCCACACTTTGCGCTACGAACGTTAAATCCTTCTCTGATGTGTAGACACCTGGAGAAACGAATACTCTGTTTGAATTTGCCATCGATTACTTTAGTTATTATTTTTTTATTGTTTTACTATAAATATCTTTGTTTTTATGAAAGATTTCGGGACTTTTTTATTTCGGAATATTTAAAGATCTTTTTTTATCCATATTTATCTTTATGGATAATACGAAAACCAAAAACGTTAAAATCAGTGTTAAACACCATGAAAAGTTGAAATCCTATTGTGATGACAATGGATTTAAATTATATAAGGTGATAGAAAAGTGGATTGATCAGAATTGTACTGACAGAAAACGTAACCTCTATAATGAATAGGAAACCTTAGAAAAGGTATGTAACACCAATTCTCGCACCGACTCTTGGTGTACCCTCTAGTTTGATTTGTGTACCACCTGGAATTGTAAAATCTTGTCCCTCTTGTTGTATAAGACCATTCACATCTAAACTAACAACACTATCGATATTGTTCAAAGTAGTGAAGATTAGACTCGAACCATCATATGTGAAGTATTCAGTACCAACCTGTCTAACATTACCTTCAGAATCAATGAAAACGCTTGATCTACCTTTGTAGTAAGTAATAGTTACGGTGGATCCCTCTCTCGGGGGTTCAACGAACGTAATCTTAGATGTTAGTGATACATGATAGAAATCAACATCTCTTTCTTGTACTAGACCGTTAATCGACACATTAAATAAAATACCGATAGTTTCACCAACACTAAATACCGTTTGTAATCCGTCTGCGGTAAATGTTGCGACAGATATCTCTAAATTTTTAGTTAGATACTTCTTCTCAAAGTTATTACTTTGAATAAATTCATTCATTAAAAAGAACCTACTGACTGCGGGTTTTACTTCAAACTCCTCCTCATCAATTATAAAACCTAGCAAGGTGAAGTTATAGGTTTGGATATAAAACCTACGATTATCCAAATCCACAGGGGAATTATCAGTTATCGCATCTAAAACAATAGGGACGTAATGTCCTTTTACAGTTGTATATGCCTGTCTCGAAGAGAATTTCTGCATAACAATCTGATTAAACTTATTTAAATCTCTAAATTTTGTACAGACGATCGTTACCTCATACCCAATATCAATTGCCACGGGTTGAGGTATCTTATAGATATCCGCACCCATTTGTGTGCCATCCCATGTTGGAACTGATGCATAGTGAAATTGCTGTCTGTCAGGTATTGTTCTCTGTAAACTTGGATTTGTTCCTGGTTGAACATCAGGTTTCCTAATGACTCCAATGAAGGGAAGTTTAATATTACCATCTAAATCTGAGAAGTTCCATGTGTTAGTGAATTCCCCCCAACGTTGCATGGTTAAAATTTTAGGGATCATGGGTACCTGTTCCCCATCTGAAACAATCTTAAAATTATTTCTAACGAAATCTAACATCCCTAAATCTAAATCGTCATGCAATACAGAGTCAGGAAGATAAGAATCTGACTTAGTAATTCTATCTAAGAGTTCTTGTCTCCTTTCCACCAATTGATTTCCTTGGTAGACACTAATGTTATTTTTCTTTTTTGGGTAACCCATTATATTCCTCTAAATTCGGTTTCCTGTGCGGGAACACAAGTTATTGTTCTGTAATATGGTTTATACCCAAACATATTGTGGGTATTATCTGATGTTACTCTACCATCATTACTTACAGTATAGTATCTTATTCTATCCTCAGTTTCAGGATAACCAATAAAATCACCATACCTAATATCAATGTTTAAATCTTTTAGGTGTTTTAAATAAACAGATAGAATTAAGTTACCTGGTTCGAGATATCTTACATTTCCTTTTGTATATGAACTATTCTTGGGTTGTTCCACCTTTACTAATGCATTAAACTCTACAGGGGGGAAAAATTTGATCTGATCTTTACCAACCTCGGCATAAACTGAATCAGTATCTGTAGATTCCCTATCCACACGATAAAGTACTAATTTCATGTTCAAATCACCATGAAGATATTCCTGACCTAATTGAACATTAAAATCAAAATCCTCATTAGCGAAGAACTTACTAAGTCTTGTGATAGGTACTTTCTTATTCATATACAATAAATAGTTTAAATATTGATTTGATTTCTTTATATTTAAAGTATTGAATATGGGAAATAACATACCTGAAATAGAGGCAAGAGAAATAGTGACGGGTTATACGGGTTTTAATAACCAAATCCTTGAATGGAAGAGGAAATTTGAAACTGTCAAAAATTTTGGTCTTACTCGACCACAATCCGATTATGTACTAAAATATTGGCAAACCGAACCTAAAGTTGCGAGGAAATACCTTTCTATCGCAAAACATTTTGGTGCCAAGTTACAGGAAGAGAGACTCTTAATGAAACCCGTAGAAGAGGTTTGGGTTGAAAAGTTACTTTGTGAAAGTGATAAGGCATATCATATATGGGGAAACCTAACTAAAGAGATGAAACCCATCCCTATGTGGTTACCAAAGGCATCCATAATTCAAGAGGAGAAAACATTAGATAGGGTAATAGATTACGCTCCATATTCTAAAAGACCTCCTATGGAGCACCAAAAGATTGCGATCGAAAAATTATTGGCTAACGATAGGTTTATCCTCGCAGACGACATGGGACTTGGTAAAACAACTAGTACAGTCATTGCATCTATGGAAAGTGGTGCAAAGAAAGTGTTGATTGTTTGTCCTGCGTCACTTAAAATCAATTGGAAAAGAGAGATTGAGAATTACTCTGATGACTACATTCTCGTAGTTGAAGGTAAGAAATGGGGATCCACCTTCAAATACTACATAATTAACTACGATATCCTTAAAAATTTCCATACTACAGAGAATAGTGAGGAAAGTGAAGCGTATCAGATTATAGTCAACGAAGGGTTCGATCTTGCGATTGTGGATGAGGCACATTATATTTCTAATAGTCAGGCACAAAGAACCAAACTATTAAATGATATACTTGCCAAAATTCCTAAAGTTTGGTTACTCACAGGGACACCAATGACTTCGAGACCTATAAACTACTACAACCTTCTTAAAATCGTAAACTCCCCATTAACCCTAAATTGGAAAAGTTATGTAATGAGGTATTGTAAGGGATACCAGTTCAGGGTTGGTGGTAGAAAGATATGGAACACGAGTGGTGCAAGTAATTTGGATGAACTAAGGGAACAAACTAAAGGTATTGTTCTAAGGAGATTAAAAACCGATATTTTAGATCTTCCTGAAAAAATAATCTCCCCAATATGGTTAGAACTTAAAAACTCATTCTACGATGACGAATTGACCGAATTCTTAAGGTTAAGTGAAGAAAATAAAGATAAGGAGAGTATAACGGTTACCCTTAATAGATTAATGAAGTTACGTCAATTAATCGCGATCGAAAAGGTTGAACACACCTGTGAACTAATTGATAAAGTATTGGAACAAGACAGAAAGGTAATCGTCTTTACTAATTTCACCATGTCTTTAGACATGTTACACGAACGTTACAAGAAGAAATCCGTTGTCTTAGATGGAAGAATGTCTAAGGACAGAAGACAAGAGTCGGTAGATAGATTTCAAAACGAGGATAAGGTTAAAATATTTATCGGAAACATTAAAGCTGCGGGTGTGGGAATCACCTTAACCGCAGCAGATACCGTTATAATGAATGACTTATCATTTGTACCCGCAGATCATTCCCAAGCGGAAGATAGGGCATATAGATATGGTCAAAAAAATAGTGTTCTTGTTTACTACCCTGTGTTTGAAAACACAATAGAAATGACAATATATAACATCCTACAAAAGAAGAAGGATGTGATCGATCAAGTTATGGGTGATGGTGAGTACTCAGAAAGTTTCGCGAGTGAGTTAGTCAAAAGTATTAAGTAACTCTTTCAAACAAGTTCTCAGTTCCTTTTCAATGGACTCCAAGTCGACATTATTAAAACTAATGAGAACTTCCTTCTTTTCCTTATTAAATTGTACGTAAGGTTCATAAGAATCAAAAATCTCAAACGAATACTCCAATTTTATACACCGATAGAATATGGACATTAAAATTTCAGTATTCTCGTCTATAACCTTATCATAAACGTTTTCTAATCTTTCATTAGGGATGATTGTCTGAGACCCCTCAACAATTATAGTTTCGTCCTCATTAATACCATCGATATTAAACTCGTAAATCGTCCCGTTATTCTCCACAATTAAGTAGTTAATAGTCGAGTGTTTACGTTTGTTTATTTCAATAGGTATAATA